ATGAGAGCGACGTCCTGTAAAGTCTCGTAGATGCCTTGAATCGAATCGTCCTTCATGGACATGAGGAAGCAACTGGCTAACTGACTGTGTTTCAGTCCGGCATTGAAGAGGGTTGGACTAGCATGCGTGTACCACCCTTCTGAGATGGTGTTGTATAAGCTTATTGCCTGTTCGCTGGAATTGCTTAGAAAGACTGCTACGCGCATGAGGAGGTACTGAGGTCGTTCCACGATACCCATGTTATCCTTTAGGAGATAGGAACGCTTCAGAGTCCGCAAGCCGATAATGTCGTATTGGTAGTCGTTCTGATGGTTGATGTAACTACTGTAGTCGAACGCCTCTACTTTGTTCATGAATTCCGTTGACATGATGCCCTTTAAGCGACGCATTGCTTCGGTAAAGGTTGTCGGTGTATTGTTGTGCAAGGTCATAACTTCAATGCGTCCAGCCAGTATGCCATATTCATAGGATTCCGTTGAGTACGACGAAGCTACTTCAGCAATGTACGGGGCAAGCTCGTCGGTATGCATATTGTCGGCAATGCCCTTGTTTACTTGTTTAACGATTTTTGAGACATCGACTGTTTCCAACGAGGGCGTAAAGTTAACGGCGTGTTTTACAAAAGTCGATATCTTTTGTTGTTCAAATGTTTCACTTTGACCGTTCCTGTTTATTACAATCATGTCTTAGAATGATTTTTCGACATCTTATATATGGTAAAATTTAACATAAAAAATGTGATTAAATAACGCAAAATATTAATTATCTTTAAGGCTCTGTGCGACGATTTTAAGGTTGGCTCCACTTATAAAGCCCGACATAAATGCCACAAATGCCGTCACAACTAACACTAACGCTATCCTTAATATGGATTGACGTCCACAACATAGTAATATGAGAAACAATACTAAATAAACCGGTCCAGCGACGGTAATAAGGATTGTTTCGGTTAACTCGGATTCCCGGTAGATACCTCCGAGCACTGTGCCAGCCATCGTTATGCCCAACATTAAGAATAGGATAACTGATAGGTAATATGACCTAGAGATGAAGCTCTCAATATCAACGAGCTTGTTCGTTTTGAAATACTTAGATCTCTTCATATGTAGAAGTCCTTGTTCTTCGTCATTGTCGGACATAATAATATATAATAAAGGACCTTGGGTATTTATAGTACCATTTGGAAACACTTTAAAAAACAGAAATAATTTATAAAGACGTATAAATACACAGATTAATAAACATAAAACAAACACAAATGTCAAACTTTACTCATCCCCGGTTTTTCTCTCTCAAAGACCAAAACTTAAACGAACCATCGCAACGTTCCGAAGAATGGTTTAAAAGAAGAAAAAATAAACTGTCTGGAAGCAAGTTGAGCAACTTCCTGTTCTGTGCGGACGATGAAGAGCGTAAGAGATGGTTTGAAGAAGTATTCGAGGGTCGAGAGCGTGAACCCTTCACCGACGTTCAGATGGGATACATGGAATGGGGGCGCGAAAATGAAGACACCGCGATGATTGAATTCCTTAATCAAAAGACGGATATAATGGCATTCGAAGCACCACACGTTCAGCACAACTCTGTAGACTGGTTGTCGGCAACTCCGGACGGATTCTACCAGATATTCGATGAGAACGCGGACGATTTGGTAATCTTGGACGAAGGTATCATCGAGATCAAATGTCCCGCGAGAACAAAGAAATGTAATAAAAAGGTTACGTATTATTATGTACCACAAATGTATCTCGAAATGTCCTGCAGCGACCATAAGAACGCGATATTTGTCTCATGGGGACCGCGGATGTTACGTGCATGGCGTCTAGAGTGGGACGAAGACTACTGGAACATTCTCTCACGCATGATGGATACCTTCCATAGAACTAAAAGCGGTGCGACCTACGAGGAGTTCAAGATGTGTCAATTCGAGTTGAGGCGCGCGTCACATAAAGTTGTTGAAAAGGCAGTACCACTATTTCCAGGCAAGGGTTGGGTACTGGAACCAAAAATGGAACCATGTGGACCTTAAGGACCTTATGGACCGTGTGAACCTTATGGACCATGCAACCCGTGTTTCACAAAGTTTCAAAGTTTTAAAATATGATTATAAGTATATAATATCAATTCATTTAACTTAAAATGAAGACGTGTACAGGTTGTAATAAATCGAAAGCAGAGGATGAATACTATGGTACTAGAAGAAAAAAGTGCAAAGAATGTATTAAAGAGCAAAACAAAAAATGGAAAGAAAAAAACCGTGAAAAGTGTCGAGAAACGGAGAAACGATGGAGAGAGAAGAACCCCGATCATAAAAAACAATGGCACAAAAATAACCCGGAAAAGGTCAAGTTACGAGACCAAAGACGAAAGGCAAACCCATACTACAAGTTATATAGACGGTTGAGCAGGAGTCTTAGAAATTGGTTATTCAAGGGTGTACAATCCGCACGCACGGAGAGGTTGGTTGGATGCGTTCTTCAAGTATTTATCCTCTGGATCGAAGCACAATTCCTTCCTGGAATGACCTGGGAGAACTACGGCGCATGGCATATTGATCACATGTTACCATGGGAGCACTTCAACTTATTCGACGAAGGCGAACATCCAAAAGTAATGCATTATACCAACCTTCAACCTCTTTGGGGTCCAGACAACCAGGCAAAGGGTTCCAAAGTGATCTACGACATGCAATGGCGGGATACCTGGTATATCCATACAGGCACAGAGTATGTATGTCGAAAACGGCAAGTTGAAAATAAAATTCAAATAAAAATAAAACCCATCGTAGGTTTTACTCAAGGTTTTGCACACGCGTTCATGACGAACTAAACTTCACATTTAATATAGGGTTGTAATTAAAATTTTTTATTTTTAAAAAGTTACAGGTGATTGAATAGTATATAAGCCTCGAATAAACGTAGAAATGGATTTCGAGACTATCGCGATTGCGATTACCTTCATCGTTCTTGTCACCAACTGCTGTTGTAAGCGGTAGTTTACAAAAAATCCCATCGTAGAATCTCCATGAAAATGTTTTTCACGCGGTTGGAAGCATCTAGACTTCACATTTAATATAGGTTTCTAATTAAAATTTTTTATTTTTAAAAAGTTATATGAGTATTATAGTATGAGTACCAGCTCACCGCCCCGGGTTCACCGTATATAAATTTATTAAATCTGAATATAACCCTAACTTTAACTCTAGGGTCCATATAAAGGTCCTTACGAGTCCCTCTAAAGCCCCAAGCGCACTCCGAGTGCACCGACAGTCTGTCAGAGCTGTTAGGAAACAAAAAAATAAAGAAAGAATGTAAAATAAAGTATAAAAGGCAACCCAAAACATATCAAATGAATTATTATTGTACCACACTAAGAAAGAAGAACTGTAATCTGACCTTTGAAAAGGACATAAAAATAAATGACGAAGAATTACACGTTTCCCAAATCTACCATTCCCCGGCGACCTACTCTGAAGAGTTTGCGCAAGTCCTGATGGTGTTGGAACAACCATACAACGGCAAGAAAGTGTTAAACTTCAGAAAGTCATGGTGTACTAAGAACGACGCGGATGAAGAAGAGTGTGATAAACTCAATGCGAAGGTTCGTGAACAGTTGGAAAGCAGCAAGTACATCCCTTACGAACTGGAGACTTGTATTTCAGCGCGTCTACATGGAACCTCCAACATGTCGGACCTGTACCTGGCAACAGGTGCATTAACAGATGCACTGGTAAGTCCAGAGTCGTCGTACCACAGTACCCGCACCAACATGGATGTGATCTTCTGTGAACGCGTGACTTCTTACACGAAATCATTTGATATGACGATCGTGTACAACGACGGTAAACACGTCACCCACTCATGCATTGATCGTAAGAACCTGAAGGTGTTGTCCAAATGGGCAGAGGAACTCAAACTAGAGTTGTACACGACTGGACCTGATCCCCTCCCCTGGAAACAACTCAAAGCGTACCGTGAAACCAATACATGGAATGAAATCAATGCAATGTTGAACCCAGACATTTCCGAAGAAGATGAAAGCAGCGAATGGGAACAAGGCGAAACCGAAGAGTCTGAGGAAGACATATGGAGCGATTGTTCCGAATCTGACTTATCTGACTTATCCGAGGACGATGAACCACTACCGAAGCGTAGACGTACATAGATTAATATAATTTATTGAAACGCAATCTTACCAAATATAAACTCATTCTCAAACTCTATCCTCTTTCTCCTGTACTTTTCCGAGCTACCGTCAATAGAGCGAACTCCGAAATACATAGCGCCATACGAACAAACATGCCATATACTATGTATCGCACCGTAGTTGGTGTCATCGTGGTGTGACTCAGTCATAAAACATATGCATCCGCCGACACCTAACACGATAGAGGTCAGCAAGAAATATTTGTCTCGGTCGCTTTTCGGTTTAAAGAACTGAACAACGACATAGATTAAATTCAGTAGTGATATAATCCCTGATACGATGGAGTAAATGTTCAAATCTCCTATCTTGAAGTTCCAAAACGTGGCGTAGAGTATCACGGTTGTTATCATAAACGGGAAAGACCAACGTGGAATTCGTTTGAATACAATGACAAATGTCACCAGTATCAACGTAAGGTTCGCAAATGCAATGTCCAGCGGTTCTGTATAGGTGACATCCATGTTATAGGCTACGGATGTGTGCATAACTACACTGAAAAAAATGCCTATAGCTAGTGTACTCGCTAGCCACATGGTATCTTGCAAAATGATAACCAAAGGTATCGATGCAAAGTGCGTCCACAAAACCATGTGATTTTGCACGGCATGACTGATCTCTACGTCAAACACGTAAACTAGGAGAAGAACTATAAGGGAATAGCTTAGAGCAAATGTTAATTTGGCGACATCTAAAGGTTTAAACATACTGATACTATGTATAGAGTTATTTATATAGAGATTTCGCCGATGGATCGCATTCGAAGCTGGACCATTTGTGCGCCGATGCACTGGAGCAAGCCACTGTATCGTCGTGGTACTTGCATATAGTGTCGTGTTTGAACTTCTCAGCAAACAAGCGGCGGTACAGTGCGGCTTCATGCGTGACAGGTGTCTGGAAGTCGTACTTCTTGATAGGTTCGTCTTTAGCATGTCGTTTTAGACTCTCAATCCATTTTGAACCTACGGCATCTGAAAACTGAGCTTTCTGGCGCTTGTAAATATCCGGATGAAGGTAATCTTTAAAAGCTTCGCGTAAGATTTTCTTTTCGATTTGGTTGGTGGACTCTTTTTCTATAGGATCCAGATTCATGGCATAGTTCACGAAGGTTTTGTCAAGAAATGGAACGCGACATTCTATGCCATGAACAGCGGTCGATTTATTACATCTACAGCAATCGTAGTAATGTAAATCTTCCATTTTACGAATGATTTCATTTTGAAGCTCCAGTTCAGATGGACAGAATCGATTGTACAAATAACCACCGAACAGCTCGTCCGAGCCTTCACCGCTTAGAACAACTTTTACACCGTGTTTCTTTATCTGTTCAGCCAGTAGAAACATGGGCACGGAGGCTCTGACGGTAGTCACGTCGTACGACTCAATCGCGTAGATAACATCTTGCAATCGGTCCAATCCCTCTTTTTCGGTATAGATGATTTCGTGATGGACTGTGTTGCAAAGTTCCGCCTGTTTCCGCGCATGGACGAGGTCGGGTGAGTCCTTTAGTCCGATGCTAAACGAGTGAATGGCGGGGTATTCGCGTGGCAAGTTGATTCTGGAAAGAATTCCACAAATGATAGACGAGTCCAGTCCACCAGAGAGGAGAACTCCCCATGGGACCTTTGGCACTCGCCTTCGTACCGCACCAACGAGCAGGTTCTCAAGTAAATTTAGATCACATGCTTTGGTCGATAGCCTGGGATAATCGCGCGTATATCGATGTATGTTGACGTGTCCGGGTTGCACAATCTTTACCTCGTCACAGTGTTGTAACGCTTTGGCTTCAGAGGCAATCCACAGCTTGCCGTTGTAGAGTCCTTTAAACAAAGGACAAACACCGATTGGGTCACGTGTGGCGTACACGGCGAGGGTCTTCTTGTTGTACAAAACATACGCAAATATCCCGTCCAGATGTTTAGGCGCTTCTAGCGGACCATGTTTCTCAACCATGTCTAGAATCATTTTACCGTCTCCGGGCATGTAGATCTCCCCGTTGAAGATTAGAACCCATGGACCGCGTGTAAAGGGTTGCTTTGATTGGGAAGGACTGTGTATCGCCAGCCGTGTGTGACCCATGACACAATTTACTATTGGATAGATGGAATGATCATCGGGACCTCTGTTCTTTAACGTCATGAACGATTTGGCGAATTCTGTAGTTGTAGGCGACTCAGCGTATAAGATACCACACATATTTATTATATTTACTTTAATATTTATACCCCCTAATTGATTGACGGTGGTTTATATTCCATCAAATTGGTTAGTATCGGTTCGGTTTCCTGTTCCTCCTGTATCTTCAGAAACGCGTAAAACCCGTACAGAACAAGACCAATGCAACCAATAGTTAATAAGGTTATGATACAGATTTGAAACGGGTCCATTTTATTATTAGAAGACGATGTATTTATACGTTAAATAATTTACGTTCATCTACTTTGACCTGTGTCCATTCCAGACTCGGATCAAGTAATATCTGCATGGCAGTTCGTGTTTTGATCATCGATACACGTCTCTTCCCTTTGTTTACCAGACGATAAAATGATTTCAGGTTTTGTTTTGGGACTCGAGAAGGTAACATTTATGTGAATTCGGTGGACCTTTATACCTCGATCTCGTACAATTGCGAGTAGTATCAAAAAATTCAAAAAGCAGCATATGCCAGATTCCACTGCGAGAATGTACAGTTCCAATAGAAAACCATAGTAAGACCAGAGTCCAGCGGATAGAAGATGTAATATAACAGAATAAACATGTAAATCGTCGGTTTTACCATAATAAACTTTATAAACTTGCGGGACGTTGCTCACCATAGATAATACTGCGCCCGCGGTCGCAATTGCGTTGCTGTACTCAGGGTCCATTTTCAGTAATGGTAAAGTCACTTAAATACAGACATGCTTTTGTATGCTTAAGTTTTTGTAACTTTGGATCACGGAGGTTGTTGCGCAAGGTGTCCAGATCCATTGGTCCGAAGATATCCGCCTTATGATTCTTCTCGTCCACGATCGCGAATATCGCCATGCCATCACCGCTTCGTAGGATGGGATCTGTGTGTCCGTAACCCTGACCGCCCTTCTGGAAGGTCCAGGACGCTCCGTACCGTTGCGCGGATACGACCGATTGGGATTTGACATGTAAGTCTACACCGTCCTTGTAGACCAGATCCGCGTCAAACGACTTCTTTTTCACGGTGTAGATCTCCATGTCGGGTTCGTTGCATTCAATCTCGTTCTTCCACATGTTGAATGCTACTGCCCATTCGCCAATCTTACCGATGCGGTTGTCCACAATCATCTTGTCGCGGTTCCATTGATTACGCCGGTTGCGCTGTTTTTCCGTCGTTTGTATTTCTAAATTCGCAAATTTATGACACGAATGGTAAATCGCGTCCCATTCTTCGTTGGTAAATGTAATCGTTTGTTTGCTTAACATGATTGAACGTTTGAAGTTGTTTGGAAGTTTCAATAATTGAAAAAAACTTTCTTTTCCACTTTGGAACGAAGCGTGGAATATTAATATGTTAATATGTTATAAGGACCTCGTGGATATAAGGACCCTGAGGACCCTCCGGACCGGGTTAGTGTTAGGGTTATTCACTTAGATTATAGAGTATATAAGCACTTTATTATATATCAAATGAACGGCGATAGTGTATATTTCGAGCAATTTAAAGAGTTCCTAGAGAGTTCAGAGACCTACAGTGTTCAACGACACAGTAACGGGAGCTCTGCTCGATATTTAGACCGATGTCGCAACAATATTTTTGCTGAAGTTCAAGCGGTCAAACACGGTTATGGAAAGGAGATATACCGCGGAGAGGAAGCTCCGGATTTGACCGATAAGGAAAAGGAAGACCTACGCCAGCATCTTATAAAGTACAAAATTAAAGACGAGGTGACGTACCATTTGTATCCATATAAACCGCGTACACACGATGAATACTACCAAATGTTCGACTTGGGGTTCGTAGGCTCCTATATACGCCAGTATATCAACACGTTCAAGTGTGATGTACCGTGTTATGTTACATCCAATACAAGAACATATGGTACGTACAAAGATTATTCCGACGATTTTAATATTGAAACACTAAGCGACGAAGGCTATGATTCTGAGGTAAAACATGCGCTGGAGACCCTGGCGGAGACCACATGTCCAATATGCCTGGAGCCGGTGACAAACGCGTGTATCACGCCATGCAAGCATATATTTTGCTTAAAGTGCATCGAGCGATCATTGCATTACGATAAAAAGTGTCCCTCCTGTAGACACCCTACGAGTTCATTTGTCCAAATTGATTCAAACGACTGTGTACCGTGCAACGAAGACCAGCGAGACATTGTTATGAATTTGGAACACAATTTGGAAATCGTACAAGGTCCACCAGGCACAGGGAAATCGACAACTATCTACCACATTGTGACCAAACGCCTGTTGAAGCGCACGTTGGTTACTTCCAGAAACAACCAAGCCATTGGCGCTGTATGTGAAAAACTGGGCAAACACCATACAACCGTGTTCGAAGGCGGTAGCCTCCATTTGGTAGTATTGGGAAACCTCGACCGAATATCCGAAGCTTCCAAACCATTCCACGTTGACAATATGATTCGCGACGAATTGGGAAAGACCCGTGAACTCATAGAACTGAGAAGGGAGATACAAGACAAAGAAACGGAACTATCAGCCCTCAAAGCAGCGGAAAACAAACGGAAAGAAGAACACCTTCGATTTGTCGAGACTCTGGATCTGGATGAGAAACACTACTCCAGACTGATCGTGTTTCTAGATGAAACACCGAGCAAAGCGTCGTGCATGAACGGGAAAAAGCGTTATCTAACCAGATTGGAGAACATTGAGTTATACATTCGAATGTTAGACAATACAACTAGGAATGTTTCCGAATTAACGGTAGACCGTTTTTCTATATTGGATGCGATAGAGGTATCGGAAAATTGTCAAGGACCAGCATTTTGTACCGACTCCAGCGTACGCATCCTTACAGACAAGGTGGACCGTCTAAAGGCATCATATGGTCAACTCGTATCCGAATACACTACAAAGTATGAAGAAGACATCATGAACGGCAGCAACGTGTTTCTATCGACGATATCATGCGCCTGGAAAGCATCGAACATCACAACCGTCATCATAGACGAGGCGGCGACGGTAGAGGAAGAGAGCATGCCTGGGGTGTTCAAATGTAACCCTACCAATATGATACTGATCGGAGACCACAAACAACTGAAGCCATTCACAAACATCGATTATGAACCACTGTCGTTTTTCGAACGGATGGTTGATAATGGACACCGCGTACACATGTTAAAGACACAGTACAGGATGGCACCGTCTATTGGAAGAATGGTCTCCAACGCATTTTATGGTGGTCGCTTAAAGCACGGAGTTCGCTACGAATCGGACACTCTCAAATGGATCGACCACCGTGCGCCTGAAGACAAAAAAGGAACGTCACCGTACAACGACCACGAAGTTGATCTGGTGTACAACGAAGTGGTGGCATACAGGGAAGCAAATCCGTCAAAGTCCGTGATGGTAATCACCTTTTACAAATCACAATTCTGTAAATTAAGAGACGCGTTGGACGAGATATGCAAAGTTGTCACAGTGGACGCCTGTCAAGGAACCGAAGCGGACGCCGTGTTTCTTTCTTGTGTGCGGTCCAATCATTACGGAAACATAGGTTTCTGTAAGAACTGGAACCGTTTATGTGTTGCTTTATCACGAGCCAAAGAAGCGTTGTTCGTTATAGGTAACAAGAAAACATTTAAAAAAGGTTGGAAAAGTGTAATAAATAATATTAACTAAGTTTTTAAATACGGACCTTTAGGACTCCAAATGTACCATAGACCTTGCAAAAAAGCGTCACTAAGGTCATCCTTCTTCTTATGAGTTTTAAACTTCTTTAACTGTGCCTCGTTAAGGAACTTTGGTGCCATTTCGATCGATGCTTTTTTATTGTTACGGTATTTTCCTGTACTAATACCAAAATACTTACGTACACTTATGGGTGCAACCATTTTCGACTTGTTCCAAAAGAAACATCGTAACGCCGTTGCAATTACGATCATGCGCGATTGCATTTGTCTTTCTATGAGTACGACGTCCGCTCCCTCGAATATACTTGTTTTCTCGACCAATGTTCGCGCGATGTACGCGTAATCTTTGCGCTTACCTTTGGGTACCATGTCCCAAATGCATATCGAATCGAACTCAACGAGTTTGTTATCTTCAAATATTGCGTACCCAAAGTTACGAAGCCCCACGTCAATCGAGGTAACGCGCATTTTAAAGTATATATGTGCCTTATATACTCTATAAAATGGACGAAAAGGAAACCGTAAAGCTGATTGGAGAGGAAACAGTGATTTTTACGATAGATGAAGAAGACTTTGAGCCTCCACAACAAACGAAGATGTCCAGGTTATGTACGAAGTTAAGCTCGGTATTTAAAAAACGGAAATACGTAGGGGTTTATAATTAATTTATTGTCGCCACCTTTTCCCACAGTCTGAACAGTAACAGAATATGGTTGCGCTTTCGTCCGCGCTCCTCGTTTGTTTTTCTATGCGGTGGATCTTCTTCCCTTTGCATTTGGGACACGTGATAGTACCTTCAACCATGACTTCCTCTTTGGTTTCTTCGATGGGTTCCAACTCTGTGGTCGCCTCGGTCATAGACATTCCCGTCGTCAGACGTCGAATAATCAGTGCGTATTTTGAACTGTAATTGTCAAACACTTCTTGTTCCTTTAACTCCGCGTCTTCTACGTCACATGATTTCAAAACACGGATTGCTTTGGTTCTATAGATCATTTGATGATGTACGAGATGGTTTTATACTTAAAAAATTAACTATTTTGTCTTATATATTATTTGTTGTGTGTAGCAAATGCAACCCATGCAATTAATGGACCCTAGCCAACGGCGTCCTCGAGATGTGGACCACGAGCGTGACTCGTGCGATTGGCACGATATTTTACTGATCTGTAATACTGTAGCTCTCACATGTGTAGCTTTTGTAGTCGCCGTCGTGTTGGTGCTGCTGATCCTGTGGCACGTGTAACTGTATAAGCTTAGTGAATATGTCCAGTCGAGACATAAGTTGTTTGGCTTTTTTTTCGATATGTACATTTTCTGCCCTGGCATCGAACGTTCGAAATCTGGTCAAGTAACCAGCTTCGTGTACGCTCAATTTCAGTTTGGCACGGTCTATGGCATCTTGCAATTCAACAAGAGCTTGCGTGACCGAAACCATACTCTGATACGCGGGATGTGTCGGGTCGAGGTGGCTATACGTTTTCAACATGGCAGATATGGTTTCGACAGTGTGGGTTTCATTGATGTCCGGGTCGGCGTTTTGGTTTAGTATTAGATCGATGGCGTAGGAGGTGCCTTTAAACAGTATATTGCGTCCGATGAAGTAAGTACCAGCTACAGCGACAGGGTAGTACAACAAAGCCATTTATTTTACATATGAGAATACATATATACGTGATTCAATACAATGTCGCATCATAATCTTTTGTAGACTAGAGCCGTCTACTTGTACGCAAACTGGCGCGGAGCCAAACACAAAGAGCACACTCTCGCTGTAAGCTTTGTATATGACGAATATAACCCTGTCTGGGTTCGCACGGCATGCGTTCACAAGCGCTCGTAGCGTCTTATCCTTTATTTGGTTTGTCGAAATGGCATCCATGATATCGTCGTAGGATGCGTCGGATTTTACAGAAACGACATTGGTTGGTTTACCTCGTAAAAGTTTTAACATATTATACACCATTATCTGTACTTAAATATTCCATTACAACAGTCTTTCCACCTTTGTACATGTTCGCCATCTCTTCTGGTTTAATGTTTGTGAAATTGGTGTACACCGCATCTTCCGGTGAGAATATATTTATAATGACGTTTCCCTTACGGAATGTATTGCATGATTTATGGGTGATATCGTCAAATCGTATGCCTAAATAATTCGCCAGGAACTTTAAATCGTTCGTCAACGTATGTAGCATTTGGTCAGTCATACAGCGGAAACTTTCTTCGATGAGAGGGTAATATCCCTCTGGTGTCGTGGCTTTAAAAAATAATTCAAAACAGTTGATTGGATAGCAAATCAATACATCGATCTCACATCCGTCTTCAGCACGTATGAATTCCATGATTTCTTCGACCGGGATAATATGTCTCATCCCTCCGTCCTGGTATTTACAGCCGTCGATTTCTACTGGTGGGTACACTATTGGTACAGCGGCGCTTGCCAAGATAGCTTTCTGAAAATTAGAGTCAAAGGTCTCGTAACAACATTTGTCCCTGTTGTATGCTCCTACACGGAGTTTTGTAAACATCAGATTCTCGCTAAAATTGTCAGACAATATCTTTTTCATAGGCTCGTTATTATACAAGGAATCGTAATAAAACAGCGCGTCTAAGCTGTTGATGAGGAATCCCCACCGTGTATGTGGAGCAACGACATGGAATCCTCCCAATTCGAAAAGGTCCTTAGCAGATTCCATTTTGGTATCAAATGTTTCTGGAATAGTGTTGGATACTAGGGCGCCTACTACCGCCCCGGCGCTGATACCTGCTATCTCCTTCCAATCGACCCCTTCTCTGCCTAATACCCTGTACATACCATGGAGCATGCCGACAAGGACCGCGCCGCGGTCGCCTCCGGCACTTAGAGCGAGCATCTTGTGAACCATTTGTATTTGTAACATAAAAATTACTTTTATATGCAAAAATGTTTCTATAAAAGCTTTAAATATATTTAAACAAGATGACGAGTATTTACGACAAAAAAGACACGTTGGAAAAGCAACGCATGGACAGCGATTTGATTTACCATTGTTTAATGTCAAAAGACGAAACAGTTTTAAACAAAACGATCCAAGATATATACGACCTTACCGTGGCAGAGTTCCCTCAGGCGAGTCAACGATTCCGAACCATGATGTCACGGGTGATAAGCGACAAACCACGGGTCGCGAAACACGCGGCATTGATGTTCGGGTTGTACTTAACCCCAGCGTACGCACAGCGTCTGGTGACCGAAGCGAAGGTCGATGTACACCGGTTCCAATACTTCTACACGTACGACCTTCCGAGATTGTGTACGGCGCACTTAAATGGAGCGGAAAAGGTCGATTCACTACAAGCGTTCGTAGAGGAGATACGTATACAATATATTATAATTTAAGTTTGCATTAAACCTTCTTTAACCATAGAAAAATCACCTTCGTTGCTAAATGTAATTTCAATCGGTTCACCTTCTTCGCTTTCCCCGCCATTGTCATATTGCCAACATTCATCGCACAAACCATTGTCGCAACAATCTGAATCCCAGTCCGAATCTTCATCCGATGCGACATCCCACCGTTTGATCTTCTTCGCAGGAGAGTCTATGATTTTTGCCACTTCTTCGTGCTTGCGCTTCAACGGTGGAGTCCTGGTCTGTCTGTCGCATTTCCGACACTCGTACATGCTAGGTTCGTACATTTCACGACCCATGAATACCCAGTCGTGATCATTACATTTGTTGCGTACCAAGAACCCGCGAACGAGTGATTGAATACGTGTCGCGCTGTCTGCTAGTAACGCATGCTTCTGTCGAAACCTTTGCAACCAGTCTGGAGTCGCTACGTACCGTTCAAAACACGTGATATTTTCCAGTTTATCGTGGTAAGTGTCGTTCTCTTTGACCTTTAGTTCAATGTGTTCGCGCCCGCTGCCGTATCGCCCCTTAAAATAAACGCTCGCTTTAATGGTTTCGCCTGGTCGTGTTAAGTGGTAGATGTCTCCTTCGATTCGATCCAACATCCAATATTGCTCTAAATAACAACTCTCACCGGTGCGATTGACTTGATTTTTGGTACGTTGAATAAACATGTTTACTGGTTGAGATTGGTTGGATATATTGAATATTTTTTAATTATTTTGTTTACTTTATATAATTTTTGTTACTTTATATAATTTTATATGCTCCGCGAAGCTCGTACAGATACGACACGCACCTCAGTGGACCTTTATGTGCCTTAGTGGACCTTCTGATACCTTAACGTCAATTTAAGGATATATCGACCAGGTAAGAACTGTAAGGACCCTAAGGACCCTAAGGACCCTAAGGACCCTGTGGGCGTGGACCCCGTAGACCCCGGGTAAACTCGAGCCCGTGTACAATTTCAAAGCGAAGCTTTACCCAAATGGATTTGGAATACATTCTTTGTGGCGTCTCTTTGTTAGCGTATTTCGTGTTGGGCATATACGTTTATTGGGAAAAACGCATAACTAAACGATTTAAAGAAATAAAAGATAAATTTTTTAAAATAAAAACAGCGAAAATTGTACCGAGGGGAACTATTACAACCAGGGAAATCGATAGTGTAGCATTAGAAGTCATTGTACCCGAAGCAAGCATAGTA